TTTTTACCATTAGTTAGAATTTGTTTAGCAGGATAACAAGTAATGGTTAAAAATACTTTATTACCATAACTAAAAATATCTTTTAATACTTCATCAACTTTATCTTCTTGAACATGCTCCATAACATCAATGCATAAAACTAAATCATATTGACCAGTTGGTTTATTTGAAAATTGTGCAACTGCTGGATCATATGGAGTTATATTTATACCCATAGGTGAACCTGGAACTTTTCTATTATTAAATAAAATAGAATGAAATTTTGCTTTACCACAACCATAATCTAAAATGGTTTTGATATTATTTTCTTTTATTAAATTAAAAATTTGATGTTTATATTCTGCTAATGCTTCACCAATCCAATTGTCTTGATTTACAGCATGAAATTTAGTGGCTTCTGTTAACGATTCATACATAATTTTTATCTTTATATTCTTTATAATGCTTATAACATAACTCCGTAAATTTAGTCAAGTGTAGTGCTTCTTTATAGGTATCCACTTTATAAGATTCAATACCATCATAACCCATTTCTTTTGCTACTTTAAATCTATAATGACCACAATGTATTTCATCATCCTTAAATACAGCAGGAAATAACAATCCATCTTCTTTCATATATTTACGAACAGTTTCTAAATGCTCTTGATTCCACTCCATTTTATCTTGTAATGAGTCAAAATCTATGTATGATAGACGTTCGGGAAACCATATTATTCTCGCTTTCATTATATTCATAAGTATTATATAGTAGGTTATATGCTACAAAAACTAAATTTCAAGCCCGGTTTTAACAAGATGGTTACGGATTCAGGAGCCGAGTCTCAATGGGTCGATGGTGATTTTGTTCGATTTCGATATGGACTACCTGAAAAAATAGGAGGTTGGAATCAGCTTACTATTGAAAATTTAACTTTACCAGGTGTTGCTAGAGCACAGCATGCATGGACTTCTTTAGCAGGTGAAAAGTATACTGCAATCGGTACCTCACAAGGTTTGTTTTTATATTATGGTGAAGACTTTTATGACATCACACCTTTAGATACAGCAATCACTGGAGCTGACTTTGATGCAACAACCGGTTCACCAACAGTCACGGTAAATAAAAATGCTCATGGTTTATCTGATGGACGATATGTAACCTTTTCTAGTGTTACGGTTCCAACTGGATCAGGGTATGCAACAACAGATTTTACAGATAATACATTTGAAGTATTAAATTCAACAACGAATACATTTGAAATTACTATGCCATCTAATTCAGCAGGTACAACTTCTGGAACAGGTTCTGCACAAATAGATCCTTATGTAGTTGTTGGTCCAACATTTCAATCTGCAGGTTATGGATGGGGAACATATTTATGGGGTGAAGAAGCATGGGGCACGGAGCGTTCAACAAGTAACGTGGTCCTGGATCCAGGCTTCTGGAGTTTAGATAACTTTGGTGAAATATTAGTTGCAACAATTCACAATGGTAAAACATTTACATGGAATGCAGGAACTGCTGGTGCAAGAGCAATTAGAGCAACTGTTATGACGGGTGCACCGACTGCATCAAGACTTACACAAGTATCCGATAGAGATAGACATGTATTTCATTTTGGAACAGAAACAACTATTGGTGATCCATCTACACAAGATCCAATGTTTATAAGATTTTCAAATCAAGAAGACTTTAATACGTATGCTCCAACTGCAACGAATACTGCAGGGACATTTAGAGTCGATAAAGGTAATGAAATTGTAGGAGCAGTGTCTGGTAAAGATTATACTTTAGTATTAACGGATAGTTCTGCATATGTTATTCAATTCGTTGGTCCACCATTTACATTTTCAGTTAAACAAGTTGGTACAAACTGTGGATTGATTGGTCAACATGCACTTACTTATTCTAATGGTGTTGTCTTTTGGATGTCAGGTGAAGGTGGATTTTTTATGTATGATGGTACCGTAAAATCAATACCATGTTTAGTTGAAGACTTTGTATTTACAACTACAGGAGACAATTTAGGTTTAAATTATGATGCAGGTCAAATTGTTTATGCAGAACATAATACCTTATATAATGAAGTAAATTGGTTTTATGCAAAATCAGGATCAGAACAAATTGATAGATGTGTTACATTTAACTACGGAGAGAACTGTTGGACAACATCATCTCTAGCTAGAACTAGTTATGCAGATACAGGTGTATTTGATTTACCTTATGCAACTCAATATAATTCAACAGCTGTACCTAATTTTCCAATACAAGGTATTACTGCAAAGTATGGAGCATCAACGTATTATGCTCATGAAACCGGAACCGATCAAATCAATTCATCAGGTACTACTTCTATCAATGCATTTATACAATCTGGTGATTTTGATATTGCTGCAAGACGTGGTTTAACAGGTCAAACTACAGGTATAGCTGATTTTAGAGGCGATGGTGAATTCATTATGTCTATGAATAGATTTATACCAGACTTTAAAGTATTAACTGGTAATTCAAAAGTAACATTACTATTAAATAATTATCCAAGTGACACCGCATCAAGCTCACCTCTTGGACCCTTTACAATTACATCATCTACTGATAAGGTAGATACTCGGGCAAGAGGAAGACTTCTTGCAATTAAAATTGAAAACGACGCTGTAGGTGAAACTTGGCGTTATGGAACATTAAGAGTAGATATTAAACCGGATGGTAGAAGATAATGGCAATAACTGATTTAATTTATGGATTAACACCTCATCTTCAACAAAATCAAATGATTAAAAGCATGGCAATGCCTAGAATGAATTTATCTAGTGAAGATTATAATGTTATTTCATCTATGAATGCAGCAAATAATATGAATGCGGGAATCACATCTTTATTTGGACCTGCAGCTTTGTATACATTGGGAGACACTATATCTAATCCAAATCAAAATTTTATGGAAGGTTTAAGTGATTTTGGAAGATACATGAAAGGAGTTCAAATTGCAGACAATCCAGAATTGGCAAGAAAACTTATGGGTAATGCTTATGTAAATGATATGCAATCAAAATATGATAGAGCTATGAATGAAATAGGACTTTTTACTCCATCTAGAACACCAATGATGGATATAGCAAATCAGGATTTAGATCCTGTTTTAGAACAATTCTATAGTTCACCTAAAATTAATAAACCTGCATCAGTATTTTCACAACAACCTTTTAATGATTACTATGGCCCAACAAATATAGATACTTCTTATGGTGTAGCCAATGAACCTGATGACGAAGAAGATGTAGAAGGAGCCAGACGAAAAGGTGGTATTGCAAATTTATTTAGAGCAGCACTAGGTTTTGCAGTTCCAGGTGCAAGTTTATTTATGGGTGCAGGTAGAGGAATATTAGGGGGTATACAAAATTTAAATCAAAGATTACGTAATACAACTTTTGGAAGATCAGCAACTTTTGCAGATTATTTTCAGGCAAGAAGAGATCAGAAAGCTAGAGAAGAAGCTGCAAAAAGAGGTGCAATAAAACAACAAGAAATAGCTAAGCAAACAGCATTACAACAAATGCGTAGTGATGATGCTTACGGTGGAGGTGGTGGAGGAATAGGATCTTCTTATGGTGGATCAGCATCTCCAGGATCTCAAGGACCAGGTGGCTCAGATGAGATGGGAAGTTTTTAATGGCTAGAATAACTTCATACATACCAGAACCAAAAGAAGAATATGATGTTGAAAACCAAAGACAAATTCTTCGTGCAGTCGATACAATTAAAACTGAATTAAATTTTTCATACCAAGAAGATTTACGAAAAGAACTAGAAAGATTTACTTGGTTCAATTCGAGGTTTGGTTGCTAACATGTCTTGCAATAATGTTAATTCTGAAAATTTTCAACTAGGTGTTGCTAGTGGAGATTTATCTCCTAGTTACAAACAAGTTTACAAGTTTGGTCAAAACGCAGATGTTGGAAATAGCCTTGAAACAATTTGGCTTGAAGGAGGTCTGTATGCCTATCCTCCTAGTGCAACAACCATGACGGTATCTAGTTCTGATGCAAATGATACTTCTGCTGGAACAGGTGCAAGAACAATTCAAATTTCTGGATTAGATGGAGATTATAATGAAATATCTGAAACTATAATATTAAATGGTCAAACAGCTGTTACCACTACTAATTCATTTCTACGGGTAAACAGAGCAATAGTTTTAACCGCAGGAAGTGGTGGAGTAAATGCAGGAATTATATATGTGGGAACAGGAACAGTAACAGCAGGAGTTCCTGTAAATAAATATACTACAATCAATGGAGATGGTACAAATCAAACACTTCAATCATTTTGGACAGTACCTGCTGGTTATACTGCTTATATTTATCAAACAAATATTTCAACAGGAACATCATCTGCCACTCCTGCTGTATTAAAAACTTTATTAGTTGTAAGACCTTATGGTGGAGTATTTAATACAAAAGAAATAATTACAATAAGTAACGGAAATCATTTACAGGACTACACTTTTCCTCTTAAAATAACGGAGAAAAGCGATATTGAATTTAGAGCAGAATCAAGTTCAGGAGCTGTAAGTTTTAATGTTTCTGCATCTTTAAACATAATGTATAAACAGAACTAATGGCAAACTTTTATAAAAACGCATTCTATGATCCTAGCACTACAAATGCTACGACAGTCTATACATGTCCAAGTAATGCTAATGCGATTATACAAAATGTACAAATGACTAATGAATCTGGATCTAAAACATTCAGAGTTCATATCACAGATAATTCCGCATCTACTAGTTACCAAGTAGTGTATGCATCGG